AATGACCGAGCACTCTGGCCTGAGCGCCCAGTGTTTGATAAGGATGCAAAACGTCCGAGAATTGAAATCACCATCACAAGAGAATGAACAACGTCCAAACCATGCGCCGAGCATTAGCCAAATCAAGGGCAACGGCCAAGCAGCAGACAGTAGATGCAGACAATTTGTCCAGACATTTAGCCAAGCTAATCAAAGCCGAGATGAAGCGCAATGCTATCACTCTCAAGCGCCTGTCCGAGCTAACAAAAATTTCAATGTCCCAAATCGTCAACTGGCTATGCGGAAGCTCAATGCACTGCATACCACCAGACGTTGTCACGACATTGTTTAACGCAGCAGCAAAACCAACCAAACAAAAGAAGAGAACACTATGATTAAAATCAAACTAGACGTAAGCAAAATCGACAAAAGCCGCCTGTATAAAGGCGCAAAAGGAACTTACCTCGACCTTGTGGTCTACGAAAACGAGTCGCCAAATACCTATGGCAATGACTACTCGGTGAAACAGGACTGCACCAAAGAAGACCGCGATAACGGCGTAAAAATGCCTTACATCGGCAATGGTAAACGCATTGGTCAAAAGGCACCGCCGCCGCAGCAAGCGCGCAACATCCCGCGAGCACAGCCAGCCGCCCAGGACGTTGAGGACGATTCCGAGATCCCTTTCTAACATCCAGCAAACAGAAACAATGAACACAACAGGCAGTAAAAAGTATGCACTCCATTCCAGCTTAACAAACGACGAGAAACGCAGAATCTTGAAACGGGCTAACGCCATCATGCTGGATGGTTACCCAATCGAAAAGGCGCAACGTCGAGTTGGCTACAACATTGAGGACATGCGGAGATGGGCACTAGAGCTTAAATTCCCGCTCATCGTCACCAAAAAATCAAAATACAAAGCGCCATGACCCAAGAAGAAAAACGAATCAAGCTGGCTGAAGCTGGTGGGTGGCTAGTTACTGACAGGGGACATAACGGTTACAAATTACAAGGAAGTCGGCACGGTTGGAAACAAGGTTTTAAACCTGAGGAACCGCCCAACTACTTCCACGATCTCAATGAGGTGCATGAGTTGGAGAAGGTATTGAATGCAGGGCAAATCATTACTTACCTTAGAAAGCTTTATAGATACACAAAACCAGCAAAAGTCGGAGCAAACCCCTGGGAAATAATTTGCGTTCGCGTAGCTATCCACGCAACCGCAGCCCAACGCGCCGAAGCAATCGGCCTAACCCTCGGACTATGGAAATAAAAACATACCTATACATGGACGTTGAAAAGCTGATCGAGCTGGTTGATAAACGTGAGTATGACAGCATGGAAAAGCTAGCCAATGAACTAGCCATGCTTCGCGCAGAAGACATGGCGACGATTAAAGAACTGAAAGATGCATTGGAGTCGTCTAATCCAAGCAGCGAAAAGAGAGTCATGAGTGATACACCAACACCTGAAACGGATGCTGAAGGCTATGGAAATGGAACTCACCCATACGTTCCCACTGATTTTGCACGCAAGCTGGAACGCGAGCGAGACGAAGCAATCAAGCAGCTAGCAGTCTTTCAAGACCTGCTTAACGACCTAGCAGATCCTCTTGAGATGATCATAAACTATTGGGACCAGGACGAACGGCTAGAGTCTATGACTGCCGCCTGCTGGCACGCAGTAGGCACGGCTGAGAAAGCACTGCAAAAGATTAAACCACATCTGACTTGGTATAAGGGAAAAGAGGCTGTCTCTTGACTCATACAGACAACAGAGCATAATCCCATTGCCGATAACAGGTTTGGAACCCTGCGGAATTACAACAATGATCATCAAAACATCAATCCTTCAATCCTGCCGTCGGGGCGCTTTTCATTGGGCGCGTTCCAACTCGACGGCAGTGTTGAGGGTTTTTTGTTATTATGAATGAATTATTTAAACTGCCAATATCGCTGAAGCCGCGTGATCAGCTGACTGTGCTACCTGTCTCAGTGATTGAGATCAGCGCATCAAGCAACGGAATCCGTGAGGAGTCTGGACATGACCAAGAGTCCAGTCGTAGCGGATTCAGCCAGTTCCCTCATGAGATAGCTGAGACATGCGCTCAGTTGTTTCTGAGGGACTGCACACACGTTGTCGATCCTTTCGCAGGATGGGGCGAACGAGGTGACGCAATGAAGCGTAACGGTCTAACATACTCTGGGTATGATCTATCCGATGATGCCATCAAGAGTGCGAAGGATCGTTATGATGTAGACAACATCAAAGCAGACTCAAGAACTGTCTATGTTCCAACTCATGATGGAATGATAACCTGTCCGCCCTACTGGGATCTTGAGCAGTATCAGGGAAACGGTCTTGATAAGGTCAGAAGCTGGAATGGGTTCCTTGATGAATACCGTGAGGTTCTAATCCGCTTTGCAAGCAAGGCAAAACGTGGTGCAACTTATTGCATAGCGTCTGGAGACTGGAGAGATAAAGGTATTTATTACGATCTTACCTTTCAGACTGAGGTAATCCTCAAAGACCTTGGATTTATTCCACACGACAAGGTGATTATATCACGGTTAGGAATCAGCAAGGTAAAGATCATGATACCACAAGCCAAGAGACTTGGTTATACAGTCAAGGTTCATGAGACACTGTCAGTCTTTAAGAAGGCATAATTCATTATGAGAATACGAACCATTAAACCTGAATTCTGGATGCACGAAGGATTGTGCAGCAAGTCTGAATTCACTCGCTTGCTTGCCATCGCACTGCTTAACTGGGCAGATGATGAGGGTTACTTCTTAGCTAATCCTGTGCTCATTCGTGGTCAAGTATTTCCATTCTTGGATGACTCCACGAAGATTCCAAGAGCACTCCAAGACCTTTCCAGCGTAGGGTGGATTGACCTTGGGATTGATGATCAAGGTAGAGCCGTTGGTAAGATTAAGAACTTTGCCAAACATCAGCGAGTGGACAAGCCGAATCCAAGTAAACTCAAGGCTTCCAGCGTATTCTTGGATGATTCCAAGAATGTTCTTGGATTACTCTTGGAGGATTCCAAGGAGGAAGGGAAGGGAATGGAAGGGAAGGGAAAGGAAGGGAACAAGGAAAGGAAAGGAAAGCCTACGACAGAAAGTTTTGAACAGTTTTGGTCTGCATATCCCAAAAAGATAGCCAAAGCAGACGCGGAACGAGCATGGGATAAAATTAAGCCAGACCTTCAGTTAGTATTAACATCATTGAACTGGCAGACTAAGTCAGACGATTGGACAAAAGACGGCGGGAAATACATCCCATATCCAGCAAGCTACCTTAACGCAAAAAGATACGAAGATGAAAAGCTAGTTGCTAAACAGCCAATGCCTAGCGTTACAGGTGGAATACAATTGGGCCCAGTAAACGGAAGGTGGGTATCTGTATGCTAACCTTGCCTCATTCCAACGAAGCCGAAAGCTCTCTACTTTCGTGTTTTCTCCAAGACCCAGTCAACCGCATTGGAGATGCCAGAAACACTCTCAACGTCTCCGCATTTCACTCCGATGCTCACAAACGGATCTTCACCGGACTTGTAACGCTCTACGATACAGGATCACCAATTGATGCGCCACTGCTTACCCAGCATTTCAGGAACAAGGGCGAGCTAGAGATCGTCGGCGGTCCAGCTTACATCTCCGAGCTATTTTGTTTCGTTCCGCACTCATCAAACTACCTGCAATACAAACAGGTGGTGCAGGACAAATACCTCGCACGCCGAAACATTGAAGCGCACCAAGCAGCACTGGCAGCATTTGCAGACGAGTCGTTGCCGATTGCTAATGCCATAGCCAAAGCACAGGAAGCGATGGACGCGGTGGAAAATACCGTGGTTCGCAAACTGGCACGCATCACGATCAAAGATGCTATCGCACAGACGATGGACGAAATCGAGGAGCGGATGAAACGAGGTGGTGCAATACCTGGCTTTACAACCGGCTTCCCGATGATCGATGCCAAATGCGGAGGATTGCAGAAGGGCAGGGTGACGGTGTTTGCCGGCTTACCATCAGACGGAAAATCTGCCATTATGCAGAATTGCGCTAGAAACGCACTGGTAGCCGGAGCCAGAGTGGCTTGGTATTCACTAGAAATGCCCAATACAGAGCAGACAATGCGTTTGCTGTGTGAGGACAGCGGAGTTGATAACGGCGCGCTTTACAGTGGCTTTATGAGCCGAGCACAGCAGGAGATGCTTTTGAGGTCGATTCGGCAGCTTTCGGAGCTGGGCTGCGATTTGGTCAACACCGACAACGCGACGGCATCAGACATTCTCTCAGACATTGAGCATGGCGGATATGACGTTGCTGTGGTGGATTACCTGCAACTCATGGAGGACGAAGGCAGAAA